GTATAGAGCAAGATCAAGCTGAAATGATGATGAGAAGCCAGATCGAAGAGGCGAAGCTAATGCTCGAGAGCAGAAAGCTAGAGCTTGAAGAGCGCATTCAGCTAGCCCAGCTAAAGAACAAGTACCAAATGAGTAGTGACCAACTACAAACCAAGATAGCCATTGACTCAGAGAAGATCCGCACGGATCGAGACAAGGCAGCAGCTACGACTAATGTGCGCCTAACGGACGCTCAGCTACGCTCACGCAACATATCAAATGGGTTTGATACCTTCGGATGATCGACCCACATTCAGCAACCTGGAAAGCCATCAAAAAATTCATTGATGAAGAACGGCAAGACTGCATAGATTTTTTGATTGCTGATCGCTACTCAGATCGTCAGCGCGGTGCGTTGGCTTTACTCGAGAAACTGGAAGGCTTAACGGAAAGCCCGCCAGACATTAACTAACTACCATTCACCAAGGGGCTTCGGCCCCTTTTTTGTGGCCGCTCAGTCGAGCCGCTAGGGATTTTTATGTCTGAAGAACATGCAGAGCAAACATTTGAGGACGCTTTTGATGAGCTGGTAGATGGCCCTCCATCTACTGAAACCGCTGAACAACCAATACCGGGAGATAGCGATGTACAACTACGGGAAGAAGAAGAAGAAGAAGAAGTCCAAGCCGAAGGGCAGATAGAGCAAGACGAGGAAGCGCCAGAAGAAAATGCGGTTTCTGAGCTTGATGCGCTGCGGCAAGAGCTTCAACGCGAAAGGCATAAATACAACTCTGATCTAGGTAGGCAAAACGCCTATCAGAAACAGCTTAAACAGCGTGATGAAGAAATCGCGCAATTGAAATCATCCCAGTCTGCTAATCCCGGCATGACTGACAAGCGATGGAATACGCTGAAAGAGGATTATCCAGATATTGCCGAGGGCACAACTGCCCTGGTGGAGTCCTTAAACCAAAGCCACGCTCAAGAAATTGCTGCATTAAAGCAACAGATTGAGCCGATACAAGGCCAGCTACATCAAACGTATGTGGCGCAACAATATCAAATGCTTGCTTCTGAGCATCCTGACTGGGAGCAGATTGCCGCCTCGCCGGAATTCAATCATTGGATTTCGACACAGCCGCACAATGTTCGAGAAATGATGGAAAGTGAGCAAGCGGGAGATGCAGCATATTTGCTGCGTGTCTGGAAGAACGAGAACGCTCCGGCAATTCAGCCGGACAACTCGGAGTTGAAGCAGCGTCGTGAGAAGCAGCTTCGTCAAGCACAAAACGTCCCGTCCAGGGGTGGTCGCTCTCAACAAATGCCGTCTGATGATGATTACGAGGCCGCATTTGATTACTTCGCTGAGGAAGACGCCCGCCGGAAATAACCGGCACAGGGACTGAATACCCGAACCACACCACAGCTAAAAGACGTAGCACAACATACGCCGCGAAAGCCGCGTTGTCGTTGGACTCCCTCAGAAAGCGAGGTGATCGGTCGAATTGATTTTTTAATTTGCCTATCAACCCCTATGAGGAGAATTTTTAATGGCAACTACTACTTACTCGAGCCTGTCGCAGCGCACCACTGCTTTTGCGGCTAAAGAAATGCTGGCTCACGCAGAACCAATCGCGTGTTTATCTAAGTTTGGAATGCTTAAGCCTATTCCTAAAAACAAGGCGAACCAGGTTAAGTTTCGTCGTCCCGTACCGTTGGCTGTAGCCACAACACCATTGACGGAAGGCTCTGCGCCAACCTCTTTGGCATTGGGTTACGAAGACGTATCGGTCACTCTGGCCCAACTCGGCGCAGTTGTTGAAATAACTGACGTTGTAAATGATCTCGCTGAAGATCCAGTGCTGAAAGACGCTGCCATGATGTGTGGTGAGCAGGCAATGGAGACAATCGAGACGCTGATGTGGGGTGTACTCCAGGGCGGCACTAACGTGTTTTACGCCAACGGCGCAGCTCGTAACGCGGTAAACACTGTAATCACGTTAAACAAGCAGCGAGCTATCACTCGACAGCTCAAAGGCAATCGCGGCAAGAAGATTACGCAAATGCTTTCTTCTTCTGTGAAGTTTAACACTGTGGCAGTAGCACCAGCCTTTATTGGTTTCGCTCACACTGACCTCGAGTCAGACATTCGCGGACTGACTGGGTTTACGCCAACAGAGCAATACGGATCGATGGAAGCTCTTCCTTACGAAATTGGTAAGGTTGAAGATGTTCGTTACATCTTGACTCCCGTGTTGTCTTCGATTGCAAACGCTGGTGGCGCAAAAGGCAGCATGGTTTCAACGGGTGGCACATCGGCTGACGTATATCCAGTCGTCTACTGTGCGAAGGATTCTTATGGTTCAGTTAGCCTCAAGGGCAGCGACGCTATGACTCCTTACATCAGAAACCCCGGCCAAATCGACTCTGCTGACCCACTGGGTCAAAAGGGAACGGTTGGATGGAAGACTTACCACAAGTCTTTTATTGCTAACCAATCTTGGTTGTGCCGACTTGAGTGTGCAGCTACAGCACTCTAAGCAGTAATAAGTAAAAACCTATAGGGGGCTTCGGCCCCCTTTTTATTTTTAGCCGCCTACGGGCCGCAGGAGATCAGTATGTCTGAAGTCAATCTATACAACCTTAACCTCGACGAACTCAAAGAGCAGGCCAGAATTCTGGGCATTGTCATTAAAGGCAACCCCAGCGCTGACACGCTTAGAGATCGCATTCGCAAAGCCGTCAACATTGAGCCAGCAGAACCGCAAGATGTTGCAGGTGAAGAGGACTCAGACCGTAAAGAGGGCTGGGTAAAGGTGTTCATTAATGAAGATGAGTCAGATCAGCATCCTGTCTTCGTCGGCGTAAACGGCAAGAACTACTGGATACGAAGAGGTGAAAACGTCCTGGTACCACCCGAAGTCGCAAATGTTTTAGGCGATGCGAAGCAGGTGATTACCGACGTAAACGGAAAAACCACAACGAAACACAGCTATCCATTTAGCCTAACGAAATAGAAGGAAAGCCATGAATTTTTTGGGTCTATGTCAGAGATTAGTGCAAGAAACAGGTATTGCTGACGACGGCCCAGCGACTGTTACTGGTCAAACCGGCGACATGGGCAGAATAGTCAATTGGATTAATGACGCTTGGTTAAAGATCCAGTCCTCTCGAGCAGATTGGAATTGGATGTGGAGCACGGGGACATCAACCCTGAGTGCAGCGTCTTACACCGTCACTCTGCCAAGCACTGTAGAAACCATTAAGCGAGTATCGCTTGGACAGGGCTTTTTGCAGTCTGATGATTACAACGACTTTGCAGACGCTTATCGAGTCATTCACAGCGGTGGGCCATCTGTTTGGTCGGTTCGCCCAGATGGAGTGCTGGTATTTAACGCTAAGCCCGCTACCGACCAGACTGTGACGTATGAGTCGTACTCTGTCCCTTCTGTAATGGTGGCAACCACGGACGCTCCAGGCTTACCAGAGCGATACCACATGCTCATTGTCTACGAAGCGCTGCGCTGTTACGCCCAGTTTGACGAAGCGCCGGAGTTAGAAAAGAGGGCGTTTCTGTATTACGAAGACATGCTGGCTGACTTAGACCGGGATCAGTTATCTCGGATAATGGCACCAGAGGGTCTGGCGTGAGTTTAAAGCTCGAGTATTTCCCCGCAGTAGGTGGCCTCAACCAAGAGGCTCCGCCGCTGTCACTGGGGCCAGGCGAGCTTGTAGATGTCGCTAACTACGAATGTCTGCCTAATGGTGGATATCGGCGCATTTTTGGGTACGAGTTGTTTGATGGGCAGTCCACTGCTACGCAAGCAGTGCCCGGCACCGGGCCAGTCAAAGGCGTCCATATATACCAGGGCAATGTTTACGCTATCCGCGAAGACGGCACGAACGCCCGAATGTATAAGGCGACATCTTCCGGCTGGACTGAGGTAAACAACGCTAAAACGTGGTCGCTCAACGGCACGTTTAGATTTGCAAACTACAACTTCCAGGGGCAAGACGCTCAAGAGCGGATGTTCATTGTAAATGGCATTGATCAGGCTACAGAGTTTAACGGCACGACATTTACGCTAATTGCGACCGGGGCTGCAACGGACAACCCGTCCTCGGTGGTCGGTTACAAAAAGCATTTGGTCTTGGCTATTCAGTCATCTCTGCAAATATCAGAGATCGGCAACCCCAACGGCTATACCACAGCAGGTGGCGCAGCAGAGATTGCTGTAGGCGACACCATTACCAATCTAAAGGAAGCCGCCAGCGCATTGATCGTTGGTTGTGAGGACTCTAGCCAGACGCTCTATGGCTCTTCTTCTGCTGATTGGCAGCTTGATGAGTTAAACAAGGCGGGCACCTACCCTGGAACAATGGCGTCGATTGCCGGACAAGTTGTCGGTTTGGATCGCCAGGGCTTAATGAGCTTGGCTGCGGCACAGCAGTACGGAAACTTTGCATACGCCTCACTGTCTGGGAAGGTTAAAACTTTAATCAAAGAGTTTTCCAGCAGTAGCGTGGCGGTGCTTAACAGAGCTAACGGCCAGTACAGATTGTTCAACG